GCTTTTGGACGTGTTATGCAACATACAGGTATATTGTTTACGCCTGCACATAAAGGTGAATGGGACTATTTATATAAATCAATATACGAATGTACCTTTTTAAAAAGAGGTTTTTCGTATCATCCCGTTTTAAATAGAGTTGTTTGTCCGTTGGATATTAAGACGGTATTGTCCACTTTGAATTACGTCGGAGACAAATCTAAAATAAATGAGATTACAATTGATAAGCTACATAGTTTTCAACGTGAGTTGTTTTTGCATTTTGAGTTGTACGATGAGAAATTGTTAGAAGTTAAAACGTTTTGTGAAGGAGTTTGTTTTCCTTTTAATCTTTTAGGTGTGGAATATTTAGTTAATTTATATGAAAGTAAACCAGATGAATATGCTAGTCATATTGTCTGTAATTTTTGATATAATGTGAGAAATTTAAGGTTATAATAGTGACATTTTGTCTAATGTTTTTGTCACTAGCCAAGTGTTCTCATATTTCACTAAAACATAGTATAGTGTATTTATAATCATACGTACACTGAATTAAATGATTACAATAGATGTAAAAGAGAATAATTATAAATATGAAGAATCACGGTTTACGACCGCTGATTCAGTTTTTTCAAAAATAAGTACTAGACCTATGACTCAGGTGACGCCAATATATGATGTTCCCACTGATGCTAGTTTAAGTGTTGATATGAAAACAAAAATGGATTTTTCGCAGATAGTTGGGAAGCCCTTTTTGATTGGTACGAGAAATTGGGCATCTTCACAAACGGCCAACTCCGATTTATCTACATTTTCCATTCCTGATGCTTTTTTGGGCCTGCCACTGTTGAGAATACCCTTTCTTAGCTCTTCAAAGTGGAGATCTAGAATGAGATTGGCAGTTCAGGTTAATGGTACTCCCATGCATCAAGGGACTTTAATAGTTTATTGTATACCTCCAGGTTCTAATAATTATTCGGGTATTTCGGCTACATTAGCTGCACCACACGTGTTGCTGTCAGCCAATCAATCTACATCAGGTTTATTGGAGGTACCATTTTATTCACCTACAAATTTGGCGGAGTGCGGTGTTACAAGTAGTGATTATTTTGCTCTCTCTGCTTTTTCTAAAACTGTCGCACACATAAGAACTAGGGTATTAAATCCTCTAGTAGCACCCAACGGAGGGACAACGACGATAACAGTATCGTATTATATAATGTTTGAAGATCCAGAGTTTTTCGTTCCCAATGTTGTGGGAACACCAGTATTAGCAGACGAGTTTCAAGCACAATCGATAATATCGAATTTGATTGATCGTTCCCTACCTAGTTTAAAATCTTTTATTAATGATGGGATTGATTCAGCAAGGAAAACTATGAAAAATTATACTGGTTTAGACAATCCCACCATAGGTTTGAATACTGAGTTTTCTAAAATAACTCATAAAGCACCAAGAAACCTGGTTGATGTACCTATGATGATAGATAAGATGAAGATATTTTCAGATGAAGTCAGTTTAGCAACTCCTCAAACTTTTAGTACTACAACAGACGAAATGTTGGTTACCAATATAATAACAAAGCCTGGTTATCTAGGAACATTCATTATAACTTCTACGGATACCGCGGGTACATTTTTATTTAGTAGACCCATGCACCCTGTGTGTAATGTTGCTAACTTTGGTTCTGATTCTTCACCTCTGATTCAGAAGTTAGCATATATGACACGTTATTGGCGGGGTACATTACATTTTGATTTTCACGTTAGTGCAAGTAACATGCATATGGCAAGAATTATCGTAGCTAAGCAATATGGATTGCCCTCGAC